AACCAGTATTCGCCTTCGGTGGTGTAGGCAAGAACCGGACTGTTGAAGTATTCATCGCTGCACACGGCAGCGGTGCGAACGTGGTCACTGGGCACGTCGAAGGCGTACCGGTAACCGAACGGTGGCTCTACAGAGGGTGAGTAGGTGATCTTGATCGCCCGGGTGGCAAAGTTCCAATACCCTTGCTCCAGGCAGGTATCGACAAAATCATCATCCCACACACCGTCCAGCACGCGGCGAGGCTCCCGGTTTTCCGTCAGGCTCGCCAGTTCGCGCTCACCAATATGGCGCAGCGCGGCGTTGTAGATGCTCAGTTGGTCTGTCATGCGGCCATCGCCCGAACGTGGCTTTGCAGATAGGCTTGCGCCTCATCTTTGGTCATGCCGTCCTTGATCACCTCGCCATCGCTGACACGCTCAACGCGCCACTTGGCATGGGGGCCGGCAAACTTGAGTTTGAATTCAGCGTCGTCTTCAGGCTCATCGACTTTGGCCAACTCGTATTCGCGCAACACATGAACCTTGGCCGCCACGCGAGAGGTGGACTGCACCAGCAGTTCCGCCCAGAACGAGCCATCTTCCGGATACACATGAACCAGGTCGCCCGGCTTGAATTGCGGAGCCACATGCGCCCAGAACTCCGGATGCTTCAGGTCGTCTACCGTGACGCCATGCTCCGGCGTGGCCACGTAAATGGTGCGCATGAAGGATTCTTCTTTCATGCGGGTGCCGCTCAACTTGCGGGCGGTCGCCTTGTCGTCGCTCATGGATTACCTCGGAAACTGTTGTGAAAGAAAGGTGATTGCCGTCCCTGGCAATCGGATACCGTTAGTCGGTATCGGTGGCGCTGATGGCGGTGCCATCGGTCAGATCGGCGGAGCCATTGGCATTGATGGCCGCGACAATGCACAGGGAGGCGGTGCCGCCGTCGCTGTCGATTACGGTCACAATGTCGTTGGCTTTCATGCCCAGGTCTTCGGCGTTGGTGATGTAGCCGTCAACACGAACCGCAGTCACGGCGTCGGTTGACACGTATTCCCAGAAGCGCGTGCCCGCAATGGCTTGCGTAATCAGGCGCGGAGGGTTGGAAGTTGCGTATGCCATGCTTAAATCCTCTTTCAATCAGTGGCTACGGCGCCCCGAAAGACGCCGCAGACTCAACGATTAGCTGGCTGCGAATGCAGAGCCATCGTGGTTAATGACGACCACGCCGCTGTTTTGCAGCAGCTTGGAACCCATGTACATGGAGCAGCGAGCGTAGGAGTAATCCTGCTCATCGTCGTAACCAACGGCGTTGCCCATGCCCTCAACGTCAGCGGCATGGCCGATGGCGGTCTTGTGGTACATGAAGCACTTCTCGGCGTTGGTGCCGGCGCCCGGCAGACGCGGGTGAACAATCCACTTCACGCCGTTCCAGTCGTAGTAACCCTGCATCATCTGGCGGGCAGAGCTGCCATCCAGCTTGCGATCCGTCACATAGTCGGCGGAGTTGAACTCCTTGACCTGCTGCAGATAGCCAAGGAACGCCGGGGTGATCAGGGCAAAGATGTTGCCGTCATACGGCACCTCGTTGTTGCCCAGAATGGTCAGCGCCTTCATGGCCAGGGACAGGGAGCCGGTGGCGGCAGAGCCGGTATCGACGGTGCCGGTGTTCAGCTCGGTGATGATCTCCTGATCGACCTTGCGGTTAATCACGCCCATGGTGGTCTGCTGCATGATGCGGCGACCGTCACCCTGGGAGGCGAAGATGTTGTACTTGGTCTTGCGAACCAGATCGTGCCATTCGTTCAGAGTGGCGGTGTACTGGTTCAGGTTGTCGGCACGCGCCGGGATCAGGCCATTAACGCCCCGGGTACTGGCTTCGGCGTTGCCGGAGTCTGCGACCAGGAACACGGCCTCGTTGCCTTTGATGGTGGCCTCAGTGGTCACGGTGTCACGCACGAGGGATTGGGTTTGCTCGAAGCCGGCAATGAATTCCTGCCGGTACTGTTTTTGAAAAGCTGTATCAGCCATGATGTTTACCTCATCGGATTACGGTTTGGGTCAGGTGTTCCGCCGTACCGACTCGGGTTGTCCTGTCTTCAGGCAATAGCGGGTTGTCCACGCCAAGGCATGGGGCCGGTTGCAGGAGTCAGGGGCCGTTCGTAAGCGGGCATTACAGGGTGTTGCCGGGGCCTTGCGGGTTGTCCGGCTGGGTTAGGACAAACGCTCTTGAGCTGAGTAAAGCTCTTGCAGGCGCGCTTGCATCTTCGGATCTTTCCAATACTTGTCAGGTTCGGTGCGCATGGTGGTTTCGATCTGGGAAATCTCATCCTGGACTGCGCTGGCCTGATTGGCGCCAGCACCCGGGACAACCGTTGCCACCGGATTAATCTGACGCGCCAGGCCGGAAAGCCACTTCAGGGTTTCCGGATCGTTGCCCACCACCTTGCCGTCAGCCGTGCGACCGCCCAGCAAGCGTTCTTCAATGCCTTCCGGAGCCGTGCTCAAAAGGTTCTTGATCTGGTTGATGTTCTGCTTGTACTCGCCGCCCCACTCTTCACGCAGGGCTTGTTGAGCTTCAGCCTGGAAGTCCGCGTCGGCCTCAGCCATCGCTTCCTTCTGCTGCTCGATGTTCTGGTAGTGCCACGCCACAACTTTCTGAACCATCTCGTTGGGCATGTTCGATTCGTGGGCTTCTTTCAGAAACTCGTCCAGGAACGGCTTGTCATCCTCGCCAACGACCAGGCCATCCACGTCCAGATCGTAGCCGTCTGGGCTTTCTGGGATGCCGTTTTGCTCGCGCCACTGCTTGATCTCTTCTTCAGTGGCGTCCTCATCCAGCGCTTGCTTGAATTCGCCGGACGACATTTTCTTTTCGAGGTTCTGAGCCCACTTCACCACGTCATTGACGGAGTTGAAGCGCTCCAGTTTCTTCAGGGTTTTCTCGTCGCCCCCGGCCAGCTTGGCGCGCCAGTCATCCGGCCAGTCTTGCGGCGAAGATTGCTCGGCAGTTTCGGTATCGCCTTTATTCAGCAGGTTGCCGGCATCTGTGGTTTCGGCCTGGTCAGTCGCCTGATCTGAAGTAACCTGATCCGCCGCTTCTGCGGTTGCGGTGGCGTCTGCGGTTGTTTCGTCAACAGTTGTATCTGCTACGTCAGTCATGGATCACCTTCATTCGTGCACAAAAAACCCGCTCGATGGCGGGCCTGTGCGGTCTGGTTGGTTCAGGATTTGGCCTGCTTAATCGCGGCCAGGTTGATACTCAGGAGCTTGACCAGTTGCAGGCCGGTGAATCGTCGGCCTTCGGCAAACACGGTTTCCCGGTCGCTCTCCGGGCGGTACGACAGATCGTAGGTCAGGCAGACCTTGTTAATCATGAAGTCCAGGGCCCGCTTCTGCATTTCCGGGGTGGCTTCACCCGAGGCCAGCGACTGAATGGCTCTCACGTCTGCCGGTTCCCATTGAGGTGGGAAATGCGCAGCAGAAGGATTCGGCTTACTCATGACAGGCGCTCCGTGGCTTCAGCAATGGCAACGCCGGCTTTACCGGCTTGCTCACCCACTTGCGCGGTTTCGGCAATGTCTTGTGCCATCTTCTCGGCTTTTTGGGCTTGCTGCATCTGCATGGCCAGTTGCTCGGCGGCCTCTTCCGTGCGCATCCACTTGGCCGGCACACCAATGCCCTCCAGAGCGTCACGCAAGGCAATTGGTATCGACCTGCACCGTAGCGGCAGGGTCCATCTGCGAGGCTGTGGCAAGCATCTGACTGGCTTCTGCGAATCGCGCACCCTTCTCGCGGTCTACGGCTTCCTGCAGTGGTGACTGGAACTTGAACTGCACGTCAGCCCCTC